ATGTTAGCCATGTCTATACCGTTTTTCTGATCTATGTCTGGCATTACGCAAGAGTGATAAAGTCATTAGAAGGATTAAACCAAATCTGTCCGTTCGTGCCGTCAAGCATATAACCCACAACTCTTACGATATCTCCAGCAGCGGTAGGGGCAGCACTTGTTACGTGTCCAGCCGTAGTGCTTACGTACAGCTCGTCACCCGTAGCTTCTGTACCGTCGATAGCTCCAGCAGCCATAGTAAATGTACCCTTCAACAGCATACCGTTCGTATCTGAAGCTGTCCCCAGTGCAATAGCGAGGAGTACGCCCCCTGAGCTAGAAGCTGCATCAGCGTCTGCCTGAGCCCAGTTGCCTGAAGAGTTGTAGTAATAAAGATCGCCCTGAGTCATGCTTGTAGTAGCACCGAAATATACTACATCCCCTTGGTAAGAGAAGTCTGTATTCGATGGTTTCTCGTACTTGACTTCTTTAAACTTGTCGATAGTAACGCCGTCAGAATCATCTACAGTAAGCTTGGGCAAGCCAGAGACATCGTTTACGCTAAAAATAGTTCCAGTAGTCCCCGTGTCCACTTGGAAGAGGTCGTGCGTACCATCGTGGATCGTGAAGGTATCTGCTGTACCTGTTGGGTCAAGCTCGATGTCGAGGTTGTACCCATTGGTGTCAATGGTTCTGTCAGCGTCGAGGGTCTGATCAGCAGTACCTATCCCTCCTCCTCCGCCACCAGAAACAGTGGTAAACGAAAGAGTTCCCGAGCCGTTCGTTGTAAGCACCTGCCCGTTAGTTCCGTCAGAGTCAGGGTATACCAAGCCCTGAATGGTCATCCCGCCGCTGTTAGCCCTTAAGGTTACAGTACCCTGACCAACTTCAAATTCTGGCCCGCTAGGAGAACCTGAAGAATCATTGATTTCGAATGCACCCCCATTAGGATTAATTATAAGATCGTTTCCGTCTTGATCGTATGTCCTGTTATCGTCTGCGGTCAGGTTAGAGTTTGCGAGGTTTGTTCCAGATGGTTGAGCGACATACTCTAAAGCTGTAGCTGCTGAGTTCACCGCCAAAATCTGACCCGACGTACCTAATGACGCAGGGACATCTGACAATTCACCAATAGCAGACGGAATGCTTGGCTTGTTTAAAATTTGAGCATCACCCGTAGATGCGTTCCAATCTGCGTTTACATTGACCTCAGCGCCTGCGGCAATACCAGCTAACTTTGTAGCGTCGGATGTCGGATAACTATTTTTAGCCGTGTTTGCTGCAACAGCTGAGTTAGCAGCTACGCGAGCGTCTGTGTAATAGAGGTTAGTCCCTTCTGTTACATTGCTTGTACTTGGGGTTACGAAGGTGACGGCACCTGAGCCGTCTGTAGCTAGAACCTGATTGGCTGTACCGTCGGTAGTTGGGAAGGCGTAGGTAACACCAAATGCGTCACCTACTTGAATAGCTCCATTGACTCTAGCGTCTCCATTTACGTAAAGCCCTACGCTATTTGGCATAGAAGCAGAATTAATGCTAAGATTTGATCCGCCGTGATTCACGTTAACAGCCTCAGAACCATCAGAGTTCAAAAGATACTTGGCGTAAAACTGACCTGGAGGTGGAGATCCAGCTGGAGGAGGGGTATTTGATACGTTTATATCGCTAAAAGATATGCCCCTAAACCCCAGGGCGTGACCATTTATATCCATCAGCAGGGCTTGCCTGGCAGAACCTTTAGTTGATGGAAGAAGGTATCCCGTATCTGTTACAGGAGAGCCTGTATAAGCACCCACAGAAAGTGATCCCGAAACAGCAACAGATCCGTCTTCGTCTACGCTAAACTTTACAGCGGCGTTGTTATCAGTGACTTTAAATTTTTGACCAGATTCGTTATCGTCATAATCAAGCTTTACAACAACATTGCCGTTTGATCGAATCTCAAGATCATCAGGAAATACAACATCACCAGGCGGTGAAGCCGACGCTGGAGCAATAATGGATGTGCCATTTCCAACAAAATTTAAACTCTGCGCCTGTAAATCACTTTGAAAAATGGCGTTATCCTGGAAACTAGATGTCCCCGAAACACTTAGGCTTCCCGCAGTTATAGAAAGGTCTCCGCCAGACATCAAAACTTCCCCCGTAAATGCGGATGGACCAGTTGTATATAAGGTGTTTAGGCTTGTCAGCCCTGTAAAAGTCTTAGCGCCACTAATTGTCTGAGCCCCGTCAAGAGTGACCATATTAGAAATCTTCTCCCTCTCAGCAGAAGTTATCTCATTCTTAGATACGGTAATATTGTTCTGTACCTCTGGTACGGTGACTACAGTCGTGGTGTCGCCAGTCGATATGGTGATGTTGGTTGCCATTATACGCTTACGTCTTCATTGATTTTAAACGTACCGTAAATTAAAGTAGTAACCTTATCTCCTTCGCTGTTATCGGTCATCTCGATGTCGTAAACATAAAGCCCAGCAGAAGTTGAGGCCATGATTGCTGCGGTGGCCGTAAACCTAACGACACCATCCGTGGCGGCTGCTCCCACGCTAAGTGAAGTGAATGCCGCATCAGCCGAGTCTTGTACAACTATCTGCTTTGTATCGCCCGAACCGTCAGTATCCTCTGTGCTCAAAATAATGGTTGCGTTGCCATTAGCGTAAGCGTCTCCCTCCTCGTCGGTAGTTCTAACCTCCATCTTAAAGGTGTCGTTATCGGCCACCACAGAGGCTGGAGTAGACGCGTTATCCTTCAGTGTCAAAGACAAATCAAATGTGTCGCCTTTCCTACAGGTGATGTCCACCCTCTGAGAAGTATCTAAGTTTATTGTTTGCGCCATCTTATTATCCTAATATTTCTGATGTAATGTCTCCAGCCTGCTGCTCACCTTCGAGCTCGCCTCTCTCCCCTTGTCTCTGGGAAATAAGCTTGCTTTGCTCTGCGGACTCTTTCTTAATCCTGTCGTCTTTTCTGTCTTCCTTTAAGACTTCGAGCTTTTCCTTGAAGTTCTTGTCGTCCTCTTTGAATCCAAGGGTAGCCTGAGCCTTGATGAGCTCAATCTCTTTTCTAAACTCGTGCTTCACGCCTTCGAGCTGCGCCTCTAACTGATTCTTGAGCTGCATCTCCTGAGCCTTCAGCTGAGCTTCCATCTGCATCTCTTGCTGCTTAGCCTGAGAAGTAGCCTGGGCTGAAGCCTGCTGAATCTGTGCTTGCTGCTGAGAGTTCTGCATAGCGATCTGTTGGTTCATAGCGATACGCTTCTTTCTGCGAACGATCAACAGCCTCTCTGCCTGATTGATGTCTTTGAGCTGACGAACTGCGATAGCATCTTCTAAGTCGATTTCTTTCTGAGAGAGTGCAATCTGAATATTCTGCTCCAGGTACTGTCGCTCCCCCTCTTCCATCTCTTTGACTACCTTGACCCCGAAGTTGTACATAGCCAGGTTTCTGAAAGAACTGAGTACGCTCATATTCTCTTTCCCGATGGCATTCTCATAAATCCTATAAAGAACAGAATCTGGATGGATAACTTGTACGCACTTCACGATGTCGCTGCACACCTTCTTATAAAGGACCATCGAGGAGTTCGTGATGTCGTAAATAGCGTTATTAGCGGCTGCCAAGGCTTGCTGTCTAACACCAACAAGCGCATCTGACTTAGGTGTCGATGCATCCATTACCTCGTTGATTCCCGTAGCGTCACGAATCATGCGTAGATAGTGGTTGTACAAACCAATCAATTCATTGATGTTTCGAATGCTGTTGCCGATCTCTCGGATTGGTGGGTTCTGGAATCCTCCCTCTGGGTTCTTGCTTCTGTAGTAGAAGACACCCGTCTGTTCGTAGATATCGTGGAGGTCCAACGGCTGCAACTCACCGCCCTTGCCGAGCTGAACATTCTCCAGTCCCTCGATATCAATGATGATGCCGTCAGGCTTAGCCTTAGCTACTGCCTGCTGAATCTTGAGGTGCGTAAGCTGAAGCTGATCAGCAAATCCGATGCAGCTATCTACCATAGACTTTGGAACCATGTCCATCAAGTTGGTAGCACAGGCAGAGTAAGAAAGATTCGTGCGAGAAATGTCGTGAATATTCTTTGGAATATTGTTCTTCTTGCCGTAATTGAACAAATAATCAGTTCCCAATACATGACAACCACCGTACACAGAGGCCGTCTCCATCTTCATCACGTCTCTGTTGAACACAGAGTTTTGTGGGCCTTTATAGTTCTCGCCCTTAGCGTAGAACCCTACGTTTCCATAGCGGCTTTCCTTTGACTCGAAGTATTCACAGTCTACAGACATGAACTCGAAGTCGAGAACCTCGACCATGTAGTCGTCATATCCGTAGTTAGTGGAACCGCTGTTATTGTCGTAAGAAGAGCTACCCATCTTGCGTGAGTCATACCCGTACTTCTTCTGAGCGGTATTAGCGATCTTTTTGAAGTCCTCTTCGTCGAACTGATCACCAGCGACACGCTTGAGCTCACCGATAGACATATGTCTTACGTGACCAGCATATACAATATCGTCAAAGTTTGGGTCTTCTGTATGGCTGTGGATGAAGCAAGAGGGGTCTACATAATCCGTCTTAATTCCATACTCAGGGTCGTTGCTTCGCTTCACTACCGCCATGCCGAGGACAGCTAGGTCGTTTACGCAGCGACGCAAAGTAGTGTCGTTGAAGTTGTTCCACTCCAGCGTAAGGTTAGTAGCAATCTGAGCTGCAATCTCAGACGACGACTTGATGTTGTTTCCAATGAAGATCTCTGCTTCTTCGAGGGTCTCAGGGATATCCTTGGACTTCATACCTACACTTACCCCCGTCTTCTCTTCGATCTTAGCAAGCTCGCGCTTAGCCTGGATCATCATCTCCATCTTTCTGCGATCTTTGTCTTTTTCAGACGAAGACAGCGGATCGACAGCTTCGAGGTTTGGGTAAGGGCTGAGAGAAAGGATTTTGTTTACGACGATCCTAACGAATTTAGGAAGGATAGGTACTGGTGTGAAATCCAGATTAAGCATACTTCCATCGCCATTATTAGGGTCAAGAGAAGTAAGAAGCGACTTATAGATACTTGTGTCTTGAGTACCATTCGCATACTTTCTGTTTCTGTCGAAAACATTCTTTCTGGTTCTGTACGAAGAACCGTCTTGATCTATCTTTCCCCACTGCTGGTAAATGGACTTAGCGTATTTCAGCCCGTAGCCTTTACTCTGCTTTACGTCAGAGGGAGCCAACGGGTCTGGAAAGCTAGAAGAGTTTTTATTATTACTATACATCTGCAATGAGTGGAGTTATTTTAACTCAATGCAAATATAGTAAAACTAGGAGTGCCAGACTTTTGGCTTGTATGTCCTGAAAAATTGCTTATCTGTGAAGTCCGCCTTTGACTTTTTCTTCTTTGATTTTTGTGCCGCTAACAAAGCCAGCCCAGAACTAATGGTCAAGTCAAACTTGGTTCGCTTGTCAATCTTGTAGCCTATCCAATCCTCTAACGTTCTGTTAAAGTACATTTTGCCAAACTCCTCTGTCTCTGCACGTATTCCTACGTGGTCGTGGATATAAGCTTCGATGGCCTGTGCGTGAGACTGAATAACGTCCTGAGAGTTAGACGGGATGCCTTTCGTTCTTACGTTGCTGGAGGAGTTAGGGTTTTTCAAAAAGTCTGGGCGATCCAGCAGGTAACCGTCGTAACCCCTTGATTCAAAGTACCTTGCAATCCCGTACTTGTTGTTCTCTATAAGCAGTGGATAGCCGTAGAAGAAAGCACACATCAACACGTCTTCGTAGAAGATGCTAGCCAGGTCAGGACGAGAAGCATACTCCACTACAAACATATTTGGTGGTACGTCCATATTGAACTTGTTGTACATATGTAGCGCACCCTTAGAGCCTCTACCGTCTACCGTAGCGTCGAGGTCATAAGAGTCAACCCCGCCTACTCCGATATGCGCGTTGGGTGGGATTCGCTTACCGCGCTCGTCTTTCTTCTGATTTCTGAGATGCTCTGGCGGCATCCACGCTACTCGGAACCTGCCGTTAGGGTCTGGGGAAAACACCACCTCCTCATCTTTCTTTCTCCAAACAAAGTTTCCCTGAACCACTGGGTTAGGGTAGATGCTGTCGTTATGCTCGATCTGCTGGTAGATCTTACCGATGTTGAACAAACTCCCCTCGATACTATCTCTGAAGGCTTCATCCTCAGTAAAGGGGAACTGCCTGATGATCTCGTTTAGTTCAGACGGGTCGTCCTTGAATGAGTGACGTTCGTTCTTTAGGTACGCTCGACTACCTTGATCTACTGGCTCCCCATCTACACCTTCAATCTCTTTCTTTGGGTCGTCTACTACGGCATTCCCGTACTTATCAAAGAATCCTTCTAGTGCTTCGTAGGCTGGGATAAAGATTCTGTACAGCCCCGACCTTGTTCTTCCGTTGTTGTTTCTCTCGTTAGGATTGGAGTCTTCCCACAAACCTTTGTATTCGTCTCCCCCTTTGTCCATAGGGTTAACAGTACTGCCTACCAGCGCCTTACCTACTACGCGCTTACCTACGATAAGACATGTACGCTCTATACGCCAAGCCTCGCGGATATCCGTAGGTTTTTCCCATTTGCCCGCCTCGTCGAGATACAGCATATGTAGCTTCTCACCATCGTATGCGTTGTTCGTGGTGTTCTTCCAATTGATTACACTGTTGAGGGCGTCTCCTCGCTGAGACGTCTTGTTGTTCTTCGTGATACGCTTTGACGGCTCACGGAAAGCCAGCTCCATACGCGGGTTCGTAGTACCGTCCTGAATAGGCTTGAAGAAGAAGGGGTAGCCTCTAAAAATAGAGACCACTTTCTTCATGAAAATATTTTCCTGAGCGTCTTTACCAGTCTTTGACTGTATCCCCAAAAGCTTCTCTTTAACCTGACTAGCTTCGTCAACAAGTACAGCAGAGCATACATTAGTGTAGCCAGAACGACGACACTTAGTATATAGCTGACCGAAACAACGGGGATCAGCTTCGCAAGCAGCCATGTGGAGAAAGATTTCCCTTTGGAAAGCGAGGTATGATGGGTATCCGATATCAATTTTAGACCATTGTAGAAACATATAGTGTCGCCCTGTAATATACGTAGGTTCCCCATTATTGTAAAACCACACACCGTCGCGCCTACGCTGAAACTCTTGTTCGATGTAAGAACGAAACTTCTTTCGAAACTCGGCAGGCTTTTCGAGCCACTCATCCATACTGCGAATCCTTTGCAGTTCTTCGGGCATAGGGATGCGTTGCCACATCTGCATTGCCTTTGATTTTTCATGGAAGAGAATCTCCGATCGCTTCGGTTTCTTTGGGAGTACAACGAGTAACCCATGGAGTTCGATGATGTCTCCCTCTGTACCGTTAGGGTCGATCTTAATCCCTTTAGTTTCATATCCTTCTACGTCAATTAGATTCATATTCTTGGATGCCATTGATGAATAGTGTAAGGAGAGTCAACGGGTATCATCTCTATGTCTGTTTTAGACATCCTGTCAACCCACTCAACATCTGCTCTGCCATCACCCCATTTAAACGACTCGTCAAATTTACCAACTTTACTGAAAGCTGACTTAGACATGCCAGCGCAAAACGGCAACATTCTGTTGTTTGATTTAGATGACTGTAAGCAAATCCCTCCAGTAATCGAGTCTAAGCTGTCAAAATCGACAAAGGTTTGTTCTTTAGATATCTCGTATGTTGCGTAGCAAACATAATTGTTGTCGGAAACCCTTTCAGAAAAATCAAATATTATATCGCCTCGATGAAAAAGCTCTGCTCCATTTATTAAAAAAAAATCATGACTGCACATCTCAATACCCATGTTGGTTGGGACCACATTGCACCTGGTCCCCCAATCCTTTTCTTTGGGCTCCAGTCTTTTGAACACTATGTTCAATGAGGGAAACATTTCAATGCAGTCGTCGATTCTGTGTTCTTCTGAGCTCGCGTCATCAAACACAACAAACTCAAGAAGAGATTTATCGTATTTCGTCCTTTCTATAGACTTCATTGTTTGAATGAATTGATCCCTTCGATTATAGTACTGTATAAGAACAGATATGTTTTTCATCTTGACTTGAATTTAGATCTATACTTAAACATCCACTTATTCAACATGACTTCGTTTGTTCTGTTTGTTTTTGTGTATGTTCTAGACACCACATCGTAATACGTTTTTGACGGGTCCGCTGTGTCTGGGATAGAGTCAACGACCTCAAAACCTTCTGAAGGTATAGACGCTTTAGAGCAAAACTCATCAATGTAAGACTTAACTATTGACAGTCTTTCCTTGGGGGTCTCAAACTGAGGGCCTACTTTATGTGTTATGTCAACACATGGGTTACCTCCATAGGTCCTATTCTCAAGCATGTTTTTTGTTACGACCGAACCAAGCATCGCCATTGATTTTTTCTTGGCGATTATCGGAGACACTAAACACATACCCACAAACCAAACATCATCCTCAATAACTAGTTTTTTGTTCCTTTCAAACCTGCACCCCATAGAAATGTCACCCTGGCGTATATGAGAGTAAAGGTGTGAATACATTCCAATACCTACAAAATCACCCATACATATACCTCCAGTGCCATCTATAATACAGTTTTGACCAATCCACGTACACTCACCCATTACAATTCCGCCCATAGGGTTTATAAATGTGTCTTGATGAATTTTTGAGTAGTCCCCTATTGACAAATCGCCAGGCATAATTCTCACGCCAGGGCCTAGGTAAACATGATCACCAATGGAAACATTTGACTCAGGATGAATAAAAACAGAGTCGTGAATTTCGCAGCCTATGCCAAGCTTGACTGAGCCCATTTCATCATATTGTTTAAGTACATATTGTGACCAAGCTCGTTGAGATGAATGCCGTCTTTCATGACCACCCTTTTCTCCCCTATTAATAGCTCATGATCTACCAGATCAACATCTAAATCAGCACAAAGAGACCTCAATGACTTATTGTAATCAATGTTGTTCTGATCGTACAGCTTGTTTTTTTGAGACCTGTGATTGGTTCCAAAAACAGGAATAGCTCCAAACGACTCCACTCTTTTTTTAATTTCTGACATATTCTCAGAAAACAACTCAAGTGACACACGAGGCAAACCTTTTTGGTCGTCCCAAAAATTACAGTCATTCATTCCAAACTGAACATAAACATAGGATGGGTCCCTAAATAAAACCTCATGATACATTCTAGACATTCCTTGAGAACTCGTGTTTCCTATAACAGAACAGTTCATAACTGTATATCCATCACTTTCTATCTTCTCAGAAAACATAGACACCCAGTTTTTGTGAACTGGAAACCACTGTCCGTAACATATTGAATCACCTAAAAAGTAAAAATTCTTCATGTAAAGAACTTTCCGTTTTCATCAAACTGACTAATCCACTCAAAAAGAATCTTTTCACCTTCGTCTAACTCAACCTTTGGTGACCACCCAAGATCCTTCAGTTTCTTGGTCGAAAGTCTTTTTACTGCGGTTTGATTGCCAGGAGGGTCTACCATCGTGATAAGAGAGTAGTCCTTTCCAGCTAGGTCGCAAGCTCGCTGAGCAATCTCTGTCATAGACCTATAGTCGTCATCTCTACCGACGTTAAACGCACCTTCCTGGTCAGTCTCAATGATTAGCACGTATGCATCTACAAGATCTCCTATCCAGCACCAGGACCGCTCCGCTCCATTATGAGTTACGATGGGCATGTCGTGAATAGCCTGCCACATCATGTTATCCATGGCTCTTCGACCACGGCCAGGAGGCGCTCCAGGACCGTAAGGCATGGAAGGTCTAATTATACATAGACCATCAGGCGCATACAAAGCCGCAACCTCTTCCCCCCATCTTTTTGATAGACCGTAAAGATTGTGAGGAAGCTTTGGGATGGTGTCTTCATCTGCCTCCTCGTTCCCAAAGTCTCCGTAGATCTCACTAGTAGACGTGTAAACGAGCTTCACCCCAAGGTCGCCACACGTCTTGGCAACGATGGCGGTCATAAATGCGTTGTCCTCAATCGTTCTTTTGATGACGTCCTCGCAAAGAACCCTACCCACAGAGGCGGCTAGATGAACAACAATGTGGGGTTGAACCATCTCGACTAAAGACCTAAACTTATTTTCGTCCAGGATGTTGATCGGAGGATTCAGGTTTTCTGGACCTGGATCAGTGTCAACACCAACCACATAGTGTCCGTTTTTCTCTAAAGCTCGCTTAAGGTTTCTTCCTATGAATCCCTCTGACCCTGTAATTAAAATTCTCTTTTTACTCTCCATTTGATCTAGGTGTATTTTGCATTTTTATTCCAGCCTCAACAGAGACGGTCTTCCAGTTCTGCTTATTAAGGGTCCTGCTAAGATTTTCACTTCCAAAAAACCTTTCTTGTCCTTGACCAATAAAACACTTAGGGTCGAAGAGACGTTTCTTGAAGACCTTAAGACCTCCAGAATAACCGTCTTTTAGGCTGAGGTCTACGTTTCCGTTAGATTCAGTTCTTCCGTATCTAACAGATGCTATTTTTTCATCTGACTCAAATACGTCAAGTATAGGTTTGATCCAATCGACAGTGAACTCGACGTCGTTATCAACCTTTGCTAGGTAATGACATGAACCGTCTTCTCTTAGATCTCCACTCATCTTGAACATCCCGTGCCAAGCACTAGGAAAATCTCCCTTGATGTAATTCACATCAAAAGACTTAACCATGCCTTCTATTCTGTCGTCGTGAGAATTATTGTCGTAAACATTTATCGAATGAATGAAAGACATGTCAGTGTACTTAAACATAGACTCAAGACATATTTTTGTTTCGTTGTGCCTGCCCCAGACTGGAAGGCAAATTGCTATATGATTTTTTTCCATTCTTCGTTGTCTGAACTTATTACTTCTTTAAACTCTTCGCTCTTAACGGTAGTAGACATGTCTGTATCTACATCAACGACAATAAAAACAATAGAGGAGAAAGTGCTAACCAACCATGTGTCTCCATACCAAATCTTTAATAGACCAGGAATTGGCGTCCAGTCAGATTTGTCTAAAAACATACAACAACCAAAACCATAGAAGGGGCTGATCGCTTCGCGGCTGTCGAGATGGTCATAGCTAAGCTGATGTAACCCTGCTAATGTGTGACCCATTTTGAAGTTTCTGATGGCAGCTTTAAAGGCAGTGTCTACATCAAAAGAAATATCATCGTTAAGGATGCATACGTAGTCGCAACTGGAAGTTTCAACACCCAAGTTCCAAGCTGGATTGACGTAAATGTTTTTCTTTTGAGGCAGGTAGATAAGCTTAGAAATATCTGACAACCCTGGACATTTAGAGGTATCGTTATCTACAATGATGATCTCTTCAATGTAGTCAGAAGCGTCTAGGTCTTTCAGCATGGGAAGCGTCCTTTCGGACCTCCACATAGTGGGTATCACAACTGAAAACTTCATAGCTGTTTTATGCTGTCTAGTAGTTTCTCCATATACTCCTTCTCAACTCCCTCAAGCTTAGCAGCTGCTGATTCAGCTGTCTTTATGGCAAACTCTTTAAACCCAGCTTCTACAGCACACGCCGCATACTGAGCAGGGAAGTTATAAGTGTAGTCAGCCTTATTGTGAAGTGTATCCCCCTCGTCTGCCACCATTGTTTTAGTTGGAAGCTCGGCTATCATGAGGGCAAGCAAGAACCTTTGCTTGTGAAACAGGAAGTCCATAAGCTGAACTATGGGCTCGATCCTAGTGGGGAACTCCTCCCAAACCATCAGGTAAGAGTTGATTATATCGTCCTGCCCGTAGAGCTTTTGCGTTTTGTGAAGAGACTTTTTGATGTCAGCGATATCCTTTAAGGCAAGGTATCTTTCGTGGTGTTCTCCACGATTACCGTACTTCAATCTCTTCTTGTAAGCGGATATAGACTTTTTGTGCTGACCAGCCTCTTTGTAAGACATGCCCAAGTAGTATAGATATCTAGGCATGAGACGCTGATCAAGCTTTGGGTCTTTAAGAGCCTTCTTGATAAGGTTTGCATCGTTCAGATACTTCTTCTCTTTCTTGTCTGCTCTCTTGGTTGGGGAAGAACGCGCGTTAATCATGCAGTCTTTCACCATGCTTACCTTGCCTTTCTCTAGGTCAGATAGGTCAGCATAAGACAAGAACTCATGGATTACTCCGTGATAAATAATCGGGGCTGATGACGAGAACATGGCCTGCCTATCGAACAGCGTACCGTCACGTAGCTGGTACTGAAAGTAATACAGGTCGGCAGTTTCCTGGATGTTGGCGAATGGGTCATCGACTTCGGACACGAAGTCATCATCAGCGTCCATGAACCACAAGTAGTCAGCTTTGCTTCGAGCCAGCTTGATTACGTGGTTCCTATTGGTAGAGAAATCCTCCCATTTATGTTCGTGCAACTCACCAGGTATACCATGACCATCCATGATCTCCTGTATCTTCTGCATCGTATTGTCGCTAGAGCCTGTATCCGAGATAACCCAGTAGTCGATGTATGGAGCTACGCTGTCTAAGCAGCGTTGGATATCAGCCTCCTCGTCCTTTACAATCATGCAAAGGCAAATAGTATGTTCCCGCTTCATCAGTAACTCTGTCCGTGAGAGGTCATTCTCCCTAGGTTTGCCACCCCCGTCTTAGGGTTGGTGAGCTTCATCTGAGCTCCGCATTCGCACTGACCTTCTACATAGTAGGTCTCTCCGTCTTTTACTTTCATAGTAAGCGATCGCTCAAAGCGTTCCTTACCGCATTCTGGGCAATGTAAGTCTGGCATGTTATTTAATTTAATTCGTACACCCGACAGGACTCGAACCTGTGACCGTCTGCTTAGAAGGCAGATGCTCTATCCAGCTGAGCTACGGGTGCATTTCTTTGTCAAAAGTAATATTCCAAATGTGAACATTCCAACAATCATTAAAATGTTCGGTTCGATCGGGATTGGCTCGTGTTCTTCGCACCACCACGGTGGGTTAGGCGTGTTACATGGGTTAAAATGTGCGGTGCCATCCACACCACTACTCCACTCATGAGTCCATTCATCGCTGTAGTAATCTATACTTGAAGGGTAATTAGTCAGAGTTCCGTCCTGCTGGGGCATCGTATATGATGTTGAAGTCTTCCTTTAAGTAACCAGCCGTATCTGATTGATTATCAAAGTTATAGTCGTCCCAATAGATCAATCCACTAGCTTTATTTTGAGAAGCGTTCTGCGAATCCACCTGAGTAGTCTTTTTCTTGTTGGATCTCTCCATTGTCTTTGAGGTCTTTAACCATTTGTTCTAGTCTCTGGCGCTCTACCAGAAGTTCTTTGCAATCGATAGCCGTCTGCTTAATAGACTGTAGTTCCGCCTTGCGAGCAGACCCACCAGCTTCAGGATCGACAGGCTTCTTCACCTCCTCGATCATGTTGTTGATGGCTACCTCCATACTAGACATGAGGCGCTCAGCAGCGCTAATAGTAGTAAACTTATTTTTCGACATATAGCATATCGTCTAATCGAGTACGATAATATTCCTTATCGTCAAGCCTGAACCTGTAGTCGGCTTTTCTCATAATACCTACTACATCACCTTTCTTCAGCCCCATCTGGTCAGACCGATCATTCTCGAATGATAGACGGCCTTTGCGTACAGTGCTTTCTTCCAGCTTGACAATCTCAATAAGATCCGATTTGACCTCATCTTCTTCCTCCACGTATTCGAGAATTGCCCAGTTAGAGAGCGCACGGACTTCACCAGTTTCTTTAGACTTGTAAGCAAAAGCCTGAGAAGCGATGGCGACGTCAGGATCATACATAACAAGGTAGTGATTGTCATTACCAGTAAGAGGCTGACCTTTATTAATAACAACATGATGATGGAAGTAAAGGGTGTCACCCACTTCAACGCCAGTATCGTGTTTAAGGGGCGAAGCAACCACCTCTCCTTCATTGACTCTATGTTTAAACTCATCGTATTTGGGATCTAAGTAAAGTTCTAAACCGCCAGCGGTTTTAATCGTATCGTTCAGCCGTTTATCTAGATGAACGATAAAAAAGTTTAAAGTTTTCATTAGAAGTTTAAATTGTATTCGATTATGCAGGGCATCTCGTCTAGAGACTTCCACAGCATGGTTTCGTTTTCGTTTTCTACGTAGATGAGATAGCGCACCATCTTGTATCTGTATAGATGCTCTTCGTCTAGAAGGATGGCGCTGACCTTGTTCTCTCCAGCTCGCATGCCAATATAATAAGCCATGCCGTTTTTGGGGTCGCGACCGACCACAATTTTCCTAACAACTCCCTGTTCCATATTAATTCAATGAGATGCCGAGGTCTCCAAGAAATCCCTCTAAGTCGATATCGTCATCTTCTTTGTATGCGTTGTCCATGACTTCCTTTACAGCCTCTAGTTCTGCCCTGCTTTGCAGGTTAAAGCTGTACATGGTTTTCATTTCGGCCTCTTCTTGACCGTATTCAACTTCATCAAAGTCAATGACTCCTACTACGATAGAGGCTAGCGTCTGATCCTTCATGTCGAAGTCTTCGATTACCTCCTCCATCTTCTTGACGAGTGAGTACATTTCGGCAAAGAAGAGGGTAGTCTTGGAATCCATGATGTAAATTTGTTCAACTCAAAGATACAACACAATTCGTATGCCCAGGTCTACAGTAAAAAAGTCCAGGATGTTTAGAGAGGTTTCTAAGCTCCCAGAGAAATACGTAAAGCACAACTACCTGAAGCATCTGCGTTCAGCTACTAACGACTTCTTAGACGGACATCCAGACCTAACTAAGTCGTACCTATACCTTATGCTGTTCCTTTACGATTTAGAGTTCTTCACTATAGACTACGTAGCGTCTGAGTACGGTATGAACAAGAAGAACTTAGCTGATAGGATGATTTACCCTCTAGCTCTAGCGGGATACCTTTATAAACATTTCGATAAGCTTACTCCATCGCAAACCCTAGAGGATCATCTGTTCCGTGATGAAACAAAGTATAATTACAGAGTACGCTATGCGTTATCTCAGAAAGGCAGGTTGGCAGTACAGCGTTTTTACAATACCCTGTAATGTACGCCTTTCTCGTCTCTGTAAGCTCGCTTAATCTGCTTGCGGTTGAATCCCGTTTCTTTATATGATACGTGTACCCAGTTGGGCTCTTCATCGTCCCCGAACTCCCAGATCATCTGATCCCACTCAAGGTTGTCTTTGATGTAGTTAAAGATCTCTGCGTTGGTGACCTTCCCGTATACATCGGCGTCAATATCCAATGCCTCCCCAATCATATGCTGAGAGTATTTACTTCCACCAATCGCCTTGTTTAGCGCCTTGGAACGATACCCGCTGCTTACTGCAATAGGAACCCCGAAGTGATCGCGCACAGGCTGAAATACATTCTCTGCTACAGCACGTAGGTTGTTGATCTCCCACTGTTCGGGAGTATTGTCAATACCGAGGCGTGTCGCCGTATTTGACTTGATCGCTTCTTTTAGAGTTAAATTTTTGCTTAACCGCATTTTTAGCTGCTACCCAAGCAGGGTTGATTCGTTTTAATTTAGGGTTGAAGTAGTTCTTACTTCCCACTTAGAAGTTGCCTCTAATTGTTCGGTACCTTTTAGATGGTCTAACACCTTGGAGGTCGTATTTATCTGTGATTTTTTTCTGCCTAGACCTGTTGAACTCCTGAAGCATTCTGTTGAGTTGACTTTCTTTTTCTGGATTTCCGAACCAAAATGCATTCTCTTCTAAGAAGTCTTCTCTGTTTCTCATTCTCTCTCGCTTGTTTGCCTTCTGTTTTTGGATCATTGCAGCAAGAGCTTCTAACCTATCAGACAAAGTTTTATCAATGTCTGCATTTTTCATATCTTCTTTATAGGCTTTGTCTGGATCGGCCCCAGCATCTACGTTGCTTTCCTTTACTCCTGGTACGTCCATCCAGTCATCGCCACCAGCTCCACCAGCTCTAGCGGCATCTCTTTCTTCTTCGTGCTTCTGACTGTCCGACATACCCATCTGCAAAGACAGGTCTACATTTCCGTACTTCTCAGGGTTTCTAAGTTGACGACGAGCCAGTCGCTCAGCCTCTTTGGGTTGAAGTCGTCCAGACACTCTCTTTAAAAGATTGTAAAGAGAAATATAGTTCTTGTCGCTAGGCATGTTAGATAATACCCTTTCTTTTAGCTTCCTTGTACTGTTTGACACCCTTAGAGATCATTGCAGCCGCTCCTAGGCCGCTACCAATCAAGCCAGCGTCATGAATGATTCGCGAAACTTTTCCCATTCCTCTTTTTTGAACCTTTCTTGACTCTTTTGCCTTTCTAGCCATCTTTCTTCTATTGCGGGCTCTGTTTCTTTCAGCAATCTTACCTCCGCTTTCATACATCTTGCAGCCACCTTCGCAAGTGGTCTTACCACAACCGCACATCTTACCACCCTTTCTATACTTCTTTACCTGTAGCTTCTTCTTAAAGTCTACTTCAGCTTGGTTGGCCCTCTTGATGATTCTGTCGCTAGAGTCTTTTGTTGAGTCGAACTCTGCGATAGCTTTTCTTCCTGGAGCTGACTCTAGGGTTCCATAGTTATGACGAATCATAGTTGGACCCTTTTTGTCCATGGCTTGTGGGAGTCGGTGCTTTCTCTCTGGCAACCCGCCTCTCTTTTTTCTTGCTCTCATACCGCAAATATAGTTATTTCTTTTTTCTCAATCTGGACTTCTCCCTCCTCCCACGGTTCCTCCCCTCTGCCTCAAAACCAACGATCTTACCGTCTTTATGAGAAGCGTCTAAACCGTCACCATTACCGTATGTCCCCTTTTTCCGATTGAATCTGTTGAGTGCCGCCCTGTACTTCTTGGCCTTACCCCCAGACTGGAACTTTTTGTACTCTTTCTTGTAGTCGCGCTTCTTGGCTTTCATCCCTGAATCAATTACCCCTTAGTAGAGATCTCTTTACGGCCCTTACGGTTTTCTTGCCTCTCTTTATGCTAGCATTAAGGTTCTTCTTTGCTTGTTTCTTTTGACCCTCGAAGGCAAATCCCCCCGCCTGGTCGTAAGCTTTTTGCAAAGCTTTGCCTTGCCTCTTCTCTTCTCGCAGACGCTTCATCTGCTTCCTGGCTGTTTGTCTTGTAGACTTCTTTACTGGTTTCATGTCACAAAGATAATAAAACAGTTTTTGCGCCTCTCACAGCTTCATTAGTTTGAATGACGCTTCGTAGTGTCTGTTTGTTTGCACTTGCAAACCCCTCTAGAAGCTCCTTAGAATCAAAACAGCTTCGAAGTCTCATCGCTAACAATGCTTTGGCGAAGTTACAGCTTTTTTTTTAAAAATGCAAGTCTATAATATGCTTTAAGCAATCCCCATAAGTCTCTGATAAACAGCTTACTAAACAGATTAAACGGGATGTTTCGTGGATATCGTGTGCACAACCCGACTTGGAAAATGGGTGTGTAATACAGATCGTGGGGATTATATGTATCTATGAGAGGGTCGGAGTGTAACTCCGAAACGGATTTCCAAGACCCCGTACCCCAAACTCCTACAGAGTTTGCTTAAACATTTCAGCAATTGACTACAGCTATTTAGCTGTAAGTCAATAGGATAACAGCCTTTGGCTGAAGTGATTTGCCAGTCAACAACCGTAAGTTGTTGGAAGTCAGTGTCGGACAATCCCCCACCCCAACCTTTGGTTGAACTAGTTGCCTTCATTCATGAAGGCTTTCTTCCTCCATTTTCGGCGGCTTTCGTCTAACCGCGCTGAATCATCTTCGATGATCATATGGTTAGCTACCAATGGCGTGAGTTAGCTTGCTAACCGCAGGATTGGAGAAAGTAGATATAGATTATAAGAAGAATGAATTCTATGAATTCTTCTTTTAATCTTAATATCTAACAGTTATGGCAAACACCATTTCCCACTCTGAGTTGCTGAAAGCAACAAAAAAGGCTGTAAACAGCCTGATGTTCAACCCTTCTGCTTCTAAGAAGCAGTTGGCTATCGAAGCTTTAGCTTCGTTGTCGGAGTTCATCGACTCCATCGATGCTCCGAAGGAGCAACCGAAGCCAAAGGCTTCGAAGTCAAAGAAGAAGCCGAAGGCTTCTAAAGCGAAGCCAAAGGCTTCGAAGTCGGCTTCAAAGACCAGCCGTAAGGCTGAGATTGAGGCTATTCTTACCTCTGGTAAGAAGCTCAAGAGAGCAGAACGTTCCGTTCTGAACAAGGAGCTTCACAAGCTTCTCCAAGAGGAGAAGCGTAAAACGAAGTCGAAGACTTCGAAGAAGACAGTTCGAC